GTATTTGTTGATACGGTTTACGGAGAAACCATTGAGGATGTGCGACAGAAATCCTACAAATACTTTCCGGCAAAGAAAAATGTTGAGATCATTATTGAAACCGATAACCGATATGTACGAACAAACGGTTATGTGGAATCGAACGAACCAAATATTTTCAGCTCACAGGAAGGAACATCAATCTCGATCATTTGCCCTGACCCGTTCTTCTATTCAGCCGGTGAGGATGGAAACAATGTAACGGATTTCTACAGTATTGACCCGATGTTCGAGTTTCCGTTCTCGAATGAGTCTCTGACGGAACCGCTGCTTGTATTTGGCGAAATCCAAATCAAGACGGAGGGTGTCATCACTTACTATGGTGATGCTGAAATTGGCGTAACGATCTATATTCATGCAATAGGACCGGCAAGCAACATCAATATCTACAATACGGAAACCAGAGAAGTCATGAAGATCGATACTGTGAAGCTCCAAAAGCTGACTGGAAAGAGTATCATCGCAAGTGATGATATCGTTATTAACACCTCAAAGGGTGATAAGAGCATTACCCTGATTCGTGAAGGCGTTTCGTACAACATCCTGAACTGTTTGGATAAGAATACCGACTGGTTTACCTTAGCAAAAGGCGATAACATTTTCGCCTTTACTGCTGACAGCGGTGTTACGAATCTTCAGTTCAGAATTGAAAACAAAGTCATCTATGAGGGGGTATAACTATGGAACTTTTGGTCTTAAACACCGACTTTGAGTCAATAGCCGTCATAGATACTTACGAATCCATGATATGGACTGACCGGTATAATTCGTATGGAGATTTCGAGATATTCTTCGCTATGGATACACAACTCTTGCAGTATTTGAAAGAGGATTACTATCTGTGGCTGAAGGATTCAGAGCACTGTATGATTATCGAGGACATCAAGATCAATGCCGACACAGAAGAAGGAAATCATCTTATCGTCACAGGCAGATCGTTGGAGTCTATTCTTGAACGCCGCATTATCTGGGGGCAGCGAATCTTTAATGGAAATCTTCAAAATGGCATCCAGACGATGCTAAACGAATGCATCATTTCACCGTCTATTGCTGATCGAAAGATTTCCAACTTTGTGTTCGTGCCTTCTGCCGACCCTAAAATTACAAGTCTGAAAATCGACAACCAATACACAGGTGACTGCCTATACGATGTCGTCAAAGGACTTTGTGAGGAAAACAATATAGGGTTCAAGATCGTACTGACAGATGAAAACAAGTTTGCGTTCAGTCTGTATGCCGGCGTTGATCGCTCTTATGAGCAGACAGAAAATCCGTATGTTGTTTTC